CCTTCGCCGCGGCCATGGACGCGCTGGCCGCGGATCCGAACTTCGGTACCGAGGCGAGCTATCGCGCGGGCGGGACCGGAGCGCCGGTTCTCCTGCGCGTGGTCCGCTCGGCACCCGATCGGCTCGGCGACGCCTTCGGCACCAGCGTCATCCAGGCCAGCGACGTGCTGACCGTCGCCATCGCCGTGCTGCCCAGCGTCGAGGCGGACGACACCTTCACCCTCGGCGCCGACACCCTGATCGTCCAGCACGCCGAGCGGGACGCCGCGGGCATCGCCTGGCGCGTCTTCTGCCGCCGATAGGAGCACCGCCATGATCGACCCGGAGCGCATCGGCGCGATCATTGGCGAGGCTCTGCTTGCCGGCGCCCTGGGTGCGCTCGGGGCTGTCGCGCGGCTGACCTCGACCGGGCGGCCGATGCTGAGCGGTGCGTTTCTGCTGCACACGCTGGCAGGCGGCAGCCTCGGCACCGGCGCCTGGCTGGTGGCGCGGGCGCTGGAACTGGATGGGTGGTGGCTGTTCGCCGTCGCCTGGATGGCGGGGACGCTGGGATATGCCGCGCTGCACGATTTGCTGCTGCGGGTGCTGAATCGTCGGCTGGGCGGACCGTAATCCATGCGGCTCGGCGCCAGCATCGTCGGCGACCTGCGGAAGGTGCTGGCCGACGAGGTGCGCGCGGGCGAGCGCGCGGCCATGACCGCCATCCGCGCCGAGACGGAGCAGGTCAAGGCCGAGCTGCGCCGGCAGGTCACCACCGCCTTCTCGGGCAACGCGCGCGGCATCGCCAATGCCTGGCGGTCGATGATCTTCCCGCGCTCCGGGCAGTCGCTGCGGCCTGCGGGGCTGGTCTTCACCAAGGTGCCGAACGTCATCGACGCCTTCGAGCGCGGTGCCCTGATCCGGGCGAAGGGGGGTGGGAAGTTCCTGGCGATCCCCACCGGCTTCAACGCCGCGCGTGGACGCCGGGGCCGCGGCGAGAAGGGCATGCGGGTAACGCCAGCGCAGATGGTCGCCTCCGGCCAGGCCTTCCTCCGGCCCTTCAAGTCGGGCCGAGGGTTCGTCTGGTGCCTGCCGCTGCGCCAGGGCGAGCAGACCGGGCGTCGGCGGCGGACCCGCCTCGTGGCGGGAGGCGTCACCGAGGTCGGCACCGCCAATCGCAAGGGCCGTGAGGCCTGGGCGCGCGGGCTGCTGGAGCAGGGGATGGTGCCGATGTTTCTCCTGCTGCCCCAGGTGAAGCTCGCCAAGCGGCTCGACGTGCGCGGCGCGGCCGAGCGCGGGCTGCGCCGGCTGCCGGGGCGCTTCGTGGCGGCCTGGGAACGCGAGAGCGGGAGGTCAGTGTGAGTGCCCGTGAGACCGCCATCGCCGCGCTGCACAGCCGGCTCGCCACGTCGCTGGCGGCACGGAACCCGGCACCGATCGTGCTCCGCGGCGAGACAATCCCGCAGCGCATCGCCGCCGGCGGGCTGGTCGTAGTGCGTGATGGCGAGGCGGTGGAGGAAACGCCGATCCTGTCACCACTGGCCTGGCAGATCGAGTACCGCGCCGAGGTCGAGATCACCGTCACTGGCGCCACGCCCGCCGCGCGCAACGCCCTGCTCGATGCGCTGCTGGTGGATGTCGCCGCTGCCATCACCGCCAACCGCACCCTCGGCGGCGCCGTCGAATGGGCACAGCCCGGCAGCGCGTCCTTCGAGGATGTCGAGTTCGAGGGCGCCGCCGCGGCCCGCGCCGCCGCCATCCCCGTCACCCTCTGGTTCACCGTCGCCGGCTCGCCGCTGGCCTGATCCCCCTCCAGGAGAAAGCCCATGCCCCGTGCCATCGGCGCGAATTGCCGCCTGCTCATGCTGCCCGAAACCGTCTACGGCACCGCACCCGGCAGCAACTGGCGGCGCATGCCGTTCCTCTCCTGCGACCTGGGCGCGGAGCAGCCGCTGCTCGATGCCGATGTCATCGGGGTGGGCAGCAACCGGGATCCTGCGGCGCCCTTCCTCGACACGGTGACCGTCGCCGGCCAGGCGGTGGTGCCGGTCGATCTGATCAACATCGGCCACTGGCTGCGCCTCCTGCTAGGGGCGCCCACCACCACAGGCACCACGAACTTCATTCACACCTTCGGCTCGGGTGCCGCCTCGCTGCCCAGCAACGCCATGGAGATCGGCTATCCCGACGTGCCGTCCTTCGACGTCTGCACCGGTGTGCGCGCCGACACGCTGGAGATGGACTTCACGCCGACCGGCGCAGCCACCGCGACCTTCGGGCTGCTCGGTCAGGGCTCAGCGCGCACGGGTGCCACGTCAGGCGGCACGCCGACCAGCGCGGCCTACACAGCATTCAACAAGGCCCAGGGATCGATCACGCGCAGCAGCGTGGCGCTGGCCCAGGTGACCGGCGCGCGGCTCACCTATGCCAACGGCATGGAGGCGGTGCGCACCATCCGCGCCGATCGCCGCGTCGAGGGGGTGGACCCGGGCATCGCGCGCTGCACGGGTCAGATCACCGTGCGCTTCGAGAACTCCACACTGCTGGCGCAGGCGCAGGCCGGCACCTCGGCGGAGTTCGCGCTGGCCTTCACCATTGATGCCAACCGCAGTCTCACCATCACGCTGCACGAGGTCTATCTGGCGCTGGCCAAGACGCCGATCGAGGGGCCGGCGGGGGTGGAGGCCAGCTTCGATTTCCGCGCGGCGTTCAACGCCACCGCCACCCGCATGATGACGGCGGTGCTGCGGAATCAGCAGGCGGGAACGGAGTACGCGTAAGTTCAACGACGGGCAGCGAAAGCCTGATGTAGCCGGAAAGCCGGCTTCCAATCAGTCAGCCTTCCGCGTCCTGGATCACTCACGCGCGGCTGCGATGGGCTCATCCGCAAGAGTTGTCCCCAGCTTCGGGATCAGCCGCATGTAGACCAGAGAGGCCACCAGCTCGACCAAGGTTTGTGTGACGATGATGGCCGGCAGCAAGGGCACAGCGCCCGGCACGGCGAAGCCAAGCGGAAGCACCACCAGCGAGTTCCGTGTCGCGCTGCTGAAAGCCACTGCCCTGCCGGCAGGGGCGTCGAGCCCCGCAAGGCGAGCTACGCCCCACCCAAGAAGCGGTGCGATCACGGCGTAGGCGACATAGATCGGCAGGACCTGCATCGCTCCGCTCAAAGCCAAGCCGAGCTGCGGCGTCACCGCCGCGATCACCACCAACAGCACGACGGCCGTCGCCGGAACTGGCAGCAGCCCCAGCACGGACGAAATCCCTGCCATGCGCGCACTCCGCGCAGCGGCCAGCTGGACCGCGGCGGCCAGTGCGAGGGGTACAGCGATCAACCAGACAAAGGCGTGCAGGAAGGGACCAACCCTGACGAGGCCCACCGCATCATTGCCCAGGAACAGGCCAAGATAGAGCGGCAGCAGCAGCATTTGCAGCAGGAGCAGCGTCGGCGTTGCCGCAAGCAGCAGGCGAGCATCGGCGCGGCCGATGTGAGAGAAAGTCACCACGTAGTCGATGCACGGTGCCAGGAGAACGAGCAGGACGCCGAGGCGGATCATCGGATCGGCTGGCAGGAACAGAAGCAGCAGGAACACCAGGCCGGGCACAACGACGAAGTTTGCAACCAGCAGCGCGGCGATGAACCGCAGGCGGACCAGCGCCCGGCCAAGGTCGGCCAGCGGGACTTGCAGGAAGGTGGCGAACAGCATGACGGCCAGGGCCGCATTGATCCCGCCTTCCAGGGCCGTCGCCTCCGGGACCATGAAGCCGACAGCGGCAGCGACGATCACCGCACCGAAGTAGATCGCGACCTGGTGGGCCTCCAGGGCGTCGCGCAGGCGGCTCATGCCGTCACTTTCCGCGCGCGATGGCTTTTGCGTCCTGTCGGCTCAGCTTCGGTGCAGATCAGCGTGGGGCGGGGAGAACCATCGGCCGCCATAGGTCGGCCCGTGCATTGAGCAAAGAGAGAGATGGCCCGATCACAGACCTCGCAATGACCCTCGCAGCAGTCCCGCATCAGGAAGGCGACGAGATCGGACAGGGCCGGGAAGATGGCGCTGTAGATGATCGAGCGGCCGGCCCGGCGGCTCTCGATCAGGCCGGCGTGTTCGAGGTGGCTGAGATGGAATGAAAGGCGGGACGCCGAGCTGCCAACGGCCTCGCCAATGGCTCCGGCGGACATGCCGCCCGCACCGGCGACCACGAGCCCCCGGACGATGCGGAGGCGCGTTTCCTGCGAGATCGCCGCGAAGGCGTCGAGAGCTTGCTGTTCCTGCATTTTGTTTCAACCATTATTGAACTATTGAAGTGTTTAGCGTGCCTAGCCCTGCTTCACAATCGGACGCTCGAAAGTTGCGGCCGGCGAGGAGATCTGAGGGCCAACCGCCATTGCGGCTGTGCTCCTCTTCCAAGAGCCGCCTCTGGGGTGGACTCGTGCGCCCCTCGCTCCGGCGCTGCGTCTTTGCTCCATCACGCTGCACCTGGTGACTTCGCCGGGGTTAGTGGGGCGAAGCCTTGGCTGCCTCGCCGCTACCCCTTTGCTGTTCAGCGGATCCCATCCTGAAGTCCCTTAGGAGAATCAGATGCTCACCCTCGACCTCCCGGTCGAGCCGTACTGGCTCGACCTGCCGCGCGGCGTGCGCGTGGAAATCCGCCCCGTCACCACCGCCGTCATGGCGGCCGCCCAGGCCGGCTCCGCGCGTCGCCTTGGCGCACTGCGGGCCGCATCCGAAGACCTCGACCCCGACATGGCCCGCGGTCTGGCCTTTGCTTTCCTGGTCAAGGCGCTCGCCCGCCACGCCGTCACCGCTTGGGAAGGTGTGGGCGACGCCGCCGGCAAGCCGCTTCCGCTCTCCCCCGAAGCCGTCGAACGCCTGATGGACATGGACGAGATGGCCGCCGCCTTCTGGGATCGCGCCACAGGCCCGGTCGCCGCCGTGGCCCTGGAGGGAAACGGCTAAGGGCCCGCGCCGAATGGCATTTCGGCCAGGGCCCTGACTACTGCCGCGGCTGCGCGGCGCTCGATCGCGACTGCGGGGTCGCCTGTCCCTACGCCGCCCACGCCCCCGCCAGCGTGGAGGGCGCCGCGTGCTGGGCCGCCGGTACCACCTGTGCCACGGCGACCATGGCTGGCCTCGACCTCGACATGCCGGCCGCGTTGGCCACCGCCCGCGACATGGGCGCCACCGACTGGGCCGCGGCGGAACTGCTGCTCGCCATGCGCATGGGCCTCGCCGCCGGCAGCGCCGCGCGCCGCACTGATCCCCCCGGATCCTGACCACCCCATCGCAGGAGGCGTGACGCATGGCGGATAGCACGCGCCGCGTCTCGGTCCGTCTGTCGCTGGACGACGCCGCCCGGGTCAAGCAGGAACTGCGCGAGGTCGGCGAGACCGGCCAGCGGAGCCTGGAGCGCATTCAGGGCGGTGCCGACCGTGCTTCCCGCGGGCTGGACCTACTGAACGTCGCCGTCCGCGGTGTGCAGATCGCCGGCATCGCCGCAGGCCTGCGCGCTGTCGTGGTCGCCGGCGACGCGCTGGCCCAGTCCATGGGCCGGCTCAACACCGTGCTGGGCTCGGTCGAGCGCGCCGGTGAGATCTACGAGCGGCTGTATCGCGACAGCCTGCAGACCGGCGTCGCCGTCCGCGAGAGCGTCGACGCCTTCGCCCGCTTCTCGATCGCCGCCCGCGAGATCGGCGCCACCTCCGACCAGGTCGCCACGCTGGTCGGCGGGCTTCAGCGCATTGCCATCGCGTCGGGCGCCAGCCAGCAGGAGATCGCCTCCTCCACCCAGCAGCTCGCTCAGGCGCTGGCCTCCGGCACGCTGCAGGGCGATGAGCTGCGCTCGATCCTAGAAGGCCTGCCGACCCTGGCCCAGGCCCTGGCGCGCGAGCTCGGCGTCTCCATCGGCGAACTGCGTAAGCTGGGCTCCGAGGGCAAGCTCACCGCCGACACGGTGTTCCCGGCGCTGCTGCGCGCCGTCGAACGGCTGAATGGCGAGTTCGAGCGGGCACCGCTGTCGGTCGGCCGCGCCTTCGGGCAGCTCACCGCGGCCGCCGACCAGTTCCTCGCCCGGCTCGACCAGGCCATCGGCCTGTCCAACGCGCTGGCCCGTGCCCTTTCGGGTGCCGCCCGCGTGCTGGACGGCGTGCGCCGGGGCTCGGGCCTGCTGCTGCCCTCCGAGCAGGAGGCCGACCGCCGCGCCCAGGCCGAGGCCCTGCGTGCCCAGATCGCCCGCCTCGAGGCCGAGAACGACGGTCGCGACAGCCTGCGCTCACAGCCCCGTCGCGGCTCGATCCGCGGCGGGTTGGTCGGCACCGCGCAGCAGCAGGCCGGCGTGGATCGCGCCGGTCGCCTGGAGGAGCTGCGGCGCCAGTATGCGGAGCTTCAGGAGGAGATCACCCGCGGCGAGGCGGCCGCTGGCGAACGCCAGCGCACCGAGCAGGAGGCCGCCGCTGCCCAGGCCGCAGAGGCGCGCCGTCGCCGCACCGCCGCCGATGCCGAGGAACTGCGCAAGGCGCTGGACGACCGCTTTCGCATCAACAGCGAATACGACGACCGCGTCCGCCGCCTGCGCGAGGCCGAGGCCGCGGGTGGCATCACCGCCGCGGACCGCACGCAGTTGGAGACGCTCGCCCTGCGCGAGCGCGACGAGGCGCTGCGCCGCATCGAGGGCACCACCCGCCGCGTCGCATCCATCCCCCGCCCCGACCGCGAGGCCGAGCGCGAGATCAATGACATCATCCGCGAGCGCGAGCGGCTGATCCAGAACAACGAGAATGCCCAGGAACGCTACACCCGGCGTCTCGAAACCCTCGGCCGGCTGGTCGAGCGCTCCGAGCGCATCGGCCAGCCGATCCCCGACGAGACCATTTCGCGCGAGGCTAATGCCGCGCTGGAGGAGCTGGAGCGCAGCCAGCAGCGCGTCCAGCAGGCGACCGAGCGGACCAGCAACACGGCGCGCGAACTCGGCCTGACCTTCTCCTCGGCCTTCGAGGACGCGATCATCAAGGGCGAGAGTTTCTCCAAGGTGCTGCAGGGCATCCTGCAGGACATCGCCCGCATCGTCGTCCGCCGCACCATCACCGAGCCGCTGGGCACCGCGGTAACCTCCAGCCTCAGTGGCTTTGACTTCGGCTCGATCTTCTCGGGGATCGGCTCGGCGCTGGGTGGGCTGTTCCGCGCCGAGGGCGGGCCGGTGGCGGGCGGGCAGCCCTACATCGTGGGTGAGCGCGGGCCCGAATGGTTCGTGCCGAACCGCAGCGGCACGGTACTGCCCAATGGCATGGCGCCAGGCGGCCCGGTGATCAACCAGAGCATCACCATCGATGCGCGCGGTGCCGATGCCGGCGTCGAGGCGCGGCTGCGCGTGCTCTCGGCGCAGATCGTGCGCCAGGCGAGCGCGGCGACGCTGGACGCCATCCGCCGCGGCGGCAGCGCCACCATCATCGTGCGGGGATAGGGCCATGACGGAATATGCCTGGCCCGCCACGTTGCACCCATCGCGGCTGAGCTTCTATCGCTTCAACGCCCTCGGCCCGACTGAAGTCTGCGGCGGCGCGGGCAACAAAGCACCAGCCTTCCAGGCGACTGCAAAACGCTGGCGATCAACCGATACGCGACGGCGCCGTCTTCCCTGCCCATGCATCTCGGATCAGGACGGCTGTCGCAGCAACGCCGCCGAGGAGCAGCATCCAATCCTGTGGGACGGACAGGAGGAATGCCGCCTGACCTCCGATGAGCGCCCAGAGAGCCGGAATGACCAGCAACCACAGCGGCACCCGGCCCTGCACGACAAGCAGAAGCCCGAAGGTGAAGATCGCAACCGGACACGGCGCCAAGCCAAAGCTCGGCACAGCCGGCCAGACATGGCCCGCCAAGTATCCAAAGAATGGGTAGAGGATCGCAGCATAGACCGCGAGAAACACGCCTAACGCCAACCGAAGCCGGCTGCGCTGTGCCCCGAAGCTCAGACCGCCACCACGCAGCGCCACCCAGGCGAACAGTGCCCCTTGGACAAGAAAGGCAGCACCGAACACGCGTGCGACCGGATTGATCGCGGCAAAATACAACAGGTGATAGCCGACGCCTGTCCAGCCCCACATTGCTGCCAGCGTCGCGGGCACAATCCGTTGCGCGACTGGCCCCCCGCGCAGCGCAAGAGCCAGAGCCGCGGCTCCAAGTAGGTAGGCGAGGATCTGAGCCGGCCAAATTGCCAGATTGTAGGCAGCGAAAACCGCGAAGAACTGCTCGGGTGTAAAGGGGAGCACGGTCATCGCGCGGCGGCGCCAAGGGCCCGCATCGCCACGAAATGCTTGGCAGCCTTGGCCGGGCTTAGTTCTCCAACGCCGCCGATCAATGTCTCCCGCACCGGCCGGATGCCGCCGAAGTTCAGGATATTCCGGCGAAGCGCCTTGACGCTTGCAGCGCCGAACCACCAGCGGAAGACAAGGGCGGGCATTCCCATGGTGACGATCACACGCGCTGTGCGGCCGGTCAGTAGCCCGCCGTAAAGGCCGGCATTCGGCTTGAAGCCGAAGCCCGGTCGCAGGGTCTGTTCCAGAAAGCCCTTGAAGAGGGCCGGCATGCCGCCCAGCCAAATCGGATAGATCAGGACCCAATGCTCTGCGTCGCGCAGCATCGCCTGTGCGGCAAGGACGGCGGGGGATGGGGTGCCGGTCTGGAACTCCTCGGGCAGGCGCAGCAGCGGCAGGTCAAGCTCGGCGACGTTGAGCCACGCGACACGGTGGCCGGCGTCGACGGCGCCTGCCGCATAGGCTTCGGCCAGCGCGCAGCACAGGCGCGCTGGCACCGGGTCCGGATGGCCCTGGATGATGAGGATGCGGCGCATGATGCACCATGAACGCGGCGCAGCGGCGGCACGTTGCGCCAGATCAAGGCTTTGCGACGATTTGCTTGTCAGGCGCCGTCCATGCGATCCGGCGACCACCGGTGCGTTTGTTTCACATGCTGACCGCTTTCCACTCATCCCGGCTACGCTCGACGCGATCCACCGCGGCGGCAGCGCCACCTCCATCGTGCGGGGATAGGGCCATGACGGAATATGCCTGGCCCAGCGTGCTGCGGCCGTCGCGGCTGAGCTTCTATTTGCAGCACAACACGCTCCGCTTTGTCTCACCCGTCACCCGCGCCACGCAGGTGCTGCGGCGCGAGGGGGCGCGCTGGGTGGCGGAGGCGAGCTTCGAGCCGCTGGGCCGCGTGCAGGCCGGCGTGATGGACGGGCTGCTGGCGGCACTGGCCGGCTCCGCCAACACAGTGCGCATCTGGGACTGGCGCCGGGAATATCGGACTGGCGATCCGCGCAGCCAGGGCGACGTGCCGACCGGACCCTACAGCTTCTCGGACGCGACGATCTTCACGGACGGGACCGGGCTGGTGGTGGGCTCGGGCAACCCCTCGCTGGCGGCCGGTGCGCCGCGCGGGGCGCTGTCCATCGTCACTCAGGGCTGGTGGCCGAGCACCGTGGCGGTTGGCGCCGGCGACTACATCGGCCTGGGTGGCCGGCTCTACATCGCCACCGCCGCGGTCGCGGCCTCGGGCGCCGGCACCGCCACCATCGCCATCGCGCCGCCGCTGCGTGCCGCGGTGGTGGTGGGCGAACCGTTGATCCTGTCCCTGCCGAGCGTGCCGATGCGGTTGGTCTCGGACGACGAGGCCGCGAACCCCACCCGCCCAGGTCCCTTCGCCGCCGTCACCATCCGCATGGAGGAGGCGCTTTAGCCATGTCCGGCACCCCGCGTCTCAGCAACCAGGCCGCCGCCGCCGCCACCGCGCCCATCGCCACGCCGGTGGTGCTGGTCGAACTCGACTTCGCCACCGGCCCCTTTCGCGTCTGGACCGGGCTCGGGCCACTGGACTGGGCGGGGAAGGTGTTCGAGGGCGCCGGCAGCATCGGCGCCATCTCGGATGTCGAGGAGACGGTGGAGCTGCGCGCCGTCCGCCTGACGCTGGCGCTGTCGCCGGTGCCGCAGGAGGTGGTGGACATCGCCCTCGCCGAGCGCAGCTACCGCCTGCGGCCGGTCACGCTGTGGGGCGCGCTGCTCAATGCGCAGGGGGCCTTCGTCGCCGACCCATTCCCGCTCTGGGCCGGGCTGATGGACACGATGGAGGTCACGGACGGCGCGGAGCCCTCCGTGGCGCTGGCCTGCGAGAGCCGGCTGGTCGACCTCGAGCGCGCCGAGGTGCGGCGGTACACGGACGCCGACCAGCAGGCGGAATACCCCGGCGATCGATTCTTCGAGTTCGTGCCGGCGCTCCAGGAGGCGGAGATCCGGCTGCCGATCCAGTGACGCGGCTGCCCGATTGGCCGGAACGGCTCGCGGCCCTGATCACCGCGGTCGAGCATCGGCCCTTCGATGCGGTGCGCTGGAACTGCGGGCGCTTCGCCATGGCGGCGGTGGTGGCTTGTACCGGGCAGCGGCCCCCCTGGCAGCACAGATCCTCCCTGGCGGAGATGGCCGACACCGCGGGCTATCCGCGGGTGCCAGTGCCCTTCGCCCGCGCTGGCGACGTGGTGCTGGCCGCCGACCCGGATCGCCTCGGTGTCGTGCTCGATGCCGGCCGCGCGGCCTTCGTCGGTCCCGCTGGGCTCCTGCGCCTCCCGATCACCGCCTGCACCATTGCCTGGAGGGTTGGCTGATGCCCGTCGCCATTCCCTTCATCGCCGCCGCGGCAGGAGCCGCCGCCTCGGCCGTCATTGGCGGCGGCGTCCTGGGCGCCGTGGCGGCCGTTGGCGCCGCCCTGGTGGTCTCCGCCGTGGGGGCCGCGGTCTTCCGCCCCAAGTCGCCCTCCGCGGCCCGCAGCGCCAACGTCACGCCAGGGACGGACACCGGGCCAGGCTCAGGCTTCGATCCCCGCACGCCCGGCGCCGGCCGCACCCAGTCCTTTCGCCAACCGATCACCGAGCACCAGATCGTCTTCGGCCGCTGCCGCACCTCCGGACCGGTCGTGTTCCTGCATTCGGCCACCGACGATGAGGGTCGCGCCGATGGCTTTCTGCATGTCGTCGTGGTGCTGGCCGCGCACCGCGTCCGCGCCATCGGCGAGGTGTTCCTCAACGGCACCGCCTCCACCGACGCGAAGTTTTCTGGCCTGCTGCGGATCGATCGGGCGCTAGGCGATCCCGGCCAGGCCGCCAATGCCAATCTCGTGGCGGAGACAAGTGGCCAATGGACGGCGGCCCATCGTGGCCAGGGCCGCGCCTATCTCGCCGTGCGCCTCAAGCTGCGGCCCGAGGCCTTCCCCTCCGGCGCGCCCAGCCTCTCCGCCATCGTCGAGGGGGCGGACACCATCCTCGATCCGCGCACCGGTGCGACCGGCTGGTCCGACAACCCGGCGCTCTGCCTGGCCTGGTACCTGACCTCGCCCTTCGGGTGGCGCGCCGCCTGGGCGGACATCGACCTGCCGGCGCTGATGGCCGCGGCCAATATATGCGACGAGATCATGGGCCGCCGCGATGGCACCGCCGAGCGCCGCTACACCGTGAACGGCGCCGTCACGCTCGGCGAGGGCAAGATCGCCATCACCCGCAAGCTGGTGGCTGCCATGGCAGGCGCGCTCGTGGTCTCGGGCGGGCGGTTCTACATCCACGCGGGGGCGCCGGCGCTGCCGGCCGCGACACTCACCTCCAACGATCTGCGTGGCGACGTCACCATCGTCGGCTCGCGTCCGCGGCGGGATCTCTTCAACGGGGTGCGCGCCGTCTATGTCGAGCCGGCCGCCGCCTGGCAGCCGACCGATGCGCCGCCGCTGCTCGCCAGCAACTACGTCACCGAGGATGGCGGCGAGGCGATCTACCGGGACATGGAGTTCCCGCTCACCACCTCCGCGGCGACGGTGCAGCGCCTGATGAAAATCGAACTGGAGCGCAACCGGCGCCAGCGCGAGGTGGCGATGCAGGCCAATCTCTCGGCGCTGCGGCTGCGGCCCTGGGACGGGGTGACCGTGGCCCTCGACCGACTCACGCCGTTCCCAGCGCGCGTGACGGGATGGGCGCTGGCGCCGGATGGCGGGGTGAACCTGCAGCTGGCCGAGGAGGATCCCGCCGTCTGGGCGTGGAACCCGGCGACGGATGAGCGCGCCACGGGGCAGAACCCGTCGGTGGTGCTGCCGAACCCGGGCGTAATCGCGGCACCCGCCGCCATCCTGGTGGAGACGCCGCTCGGGACAGGCTTCACGGCGATCGCGGTGTCCTGGTCCGCGGTGGGCTCCGCCTATCTCGCCGGCTACGAGATCGAGTTCCGGCCGGCCTCGGTCACGGTCTGGCAGGGCTATGCGGGGGGCTTCGGCGCCACCGCTGTCGCCATCCCGACCGCGGAGCCGACCGCCTTTCGCGTGCGGGCGCAGGCGCGCAGCGGGGCGGTGTCGGGCTGGCGCGAGGCGCTCGTGCCGGCCGCCGCCTCGAGCCTGGCCGCAACCGGCATCGCCGGCGGCGTGCGCCTGTCGGGTGGCTTCTCCGCGGACGCCGTCCGGCTGCAGGTCTTCGAGGCGAGCAGCGCCAGCCTCGCCGCCGCGACCAAGCTGGCCAGCGAGCCGACCGCGCTGCCCTGGGACCGCACCGGCCTCACCACCGGCCAGACGCGCTGGTATTGGCTGCGCAGCGTCTCGGCCGAGGGCAACGTCTCCGCCTTCGCCGGCCCGGTCACCGCCACCGCCCTCTGATCGGAGAACGCCATGCCGGCCCGCATCGATGACCTGCTGGTCCTCAACGCCAATCTCAACAAGACCGACTTCGCCAAGTACCTCCGCGATCGCGAGGCGGTGCTGCCGACCGATTTCGGCGGGCTTGGCGATGGCGTGGCGAACGACCGCAGCGCCATCCAGTCCTGCTTCGACCGGGCAGCGGCGGATCAGAAATTCGCGGTGATCCCGCCCGGCACCTGGAATGTCGGCAGCGGGGTCACGCTCGGAGGCGGCGCACGCGGGCTGATCATGCGCGGCGTCATCCGCTACACCGGCGCGGCCAATGCGCCGGCCACGGTCCTGACGCTGGGCGATGGCGGCACCACGCGCAATGGCGAGAAGCTCTATGCCGGACTGCAGGTGGTGCGGCAGATCCAATCCGACTGGGTCTCCGAGGCCGATATCGGCATCCTGGTGCGCAACATCGACGCCACGGTGGTCGAGCTGCGCCTGGTCTCGGGCTTCACCATCGGCATGCGCACGCTGGGCGATGGCAGGGGCGTCGAGGACAGCACTTTCCACCTGCTGCGCATCCTGAACAATCGCTACGGCCTCGACATCCGCGCCGAGACGGCGACGGCCTGGAACACCTCGATCCGCTACTACGGCGGCCACTTCGCCCTCGCCACCGGCGTCAACCCGACGATCGACCGATATGGCATCCGCTTCTCGCGCGGGGCGGGCGGCTACAACAACCACAACCGGCACGTCTTCGACGGGCCGAATTTTGAGCTACGGCAGCTCGACCCGAACGTCGCCATCCCTTTCCTGAACGAGACGGACGGCACCGCCATCATCGGGCGGGCGCTGCGCATGGAGGCCTGCTCGCCGATCGTCGCCCGGCACACTGGCAGCGCGACCGACTGCGAGTACGAGGTGGCCTGGGCGAATACCTATGCCGTGCGGATGGACTACACCGCGACCGCGGACCGCGCCGGCAACGCGGTGATCAACCGGCACCGCGCGCCGGCGTCGCGGCTGCTGCGGGTGCTGGAGGCGGTGCCGAATCTCCGCGCCGCGGCCTTCAGGCAGAGTGGTACCGAGATCGGCGTCGAGAAGCTGGCGACGCTGGCCACCTCCACCACCGCGGCGACGACGCTGGCGGGGCTGTGCTTCAACGGGCTGGACGGGATCGCGGCGAACGCGCGCGGGCTGCTGCTGGATGCCAATCGCGGCATGGCCTTCGTGGTGGATACCTCCTCGGCGAAGGAGTTCGCGCTGGCGCATTGGCTGGTAGGAGGCGCCGATGGGGGGCGGCTCTTCGTGCGGGTGTTCGATGGCGCGGCCAATGTGCGGGAGAACATCGCCGGCGACGTGCTGGCCTCCGGCACCACCATGCAGTGGAACAGCCCAGCGAAGGGCTGGAACGCCGGCGCGGTGATGGCCGATGCGTCGCTGAACCGGCGGCAGACGATCCGCGTCGGTGCCGGCGTGGCCTTCGCGCAGGTGGGCATCGTGGGCTTCGACGGGCAGATCGAGCTCGAGGCGCTGCGGTTGCTTGGGCTGCCGGAGGCGGCGCCGGCCGTGCTCTATGCCTGCCCCTCGGTGCCGATCGGAACGCGCAGCCTTGCGCTGGAGACGACCTGGGACCTGCCGAACCTCACGGCAGGCGCGACGGCGAACATCGACGTGACCGTACCGGGCGCGCGGCGCGGCGACTTTGCCGATGCATCGCTCGACACCAGCAGCATCGCCTTCGTGCTGGACTGCCATGTCTGGTCGAACAACAGCGTGCGCGTGACGGCGCGGAACGTCAGCGCATCGACCGTTGACCTCGCTGCGGCGCCGCTGTCGGTGCAGGTGACGAAGCGGCGCTTTCCGTAATTGCTCGTGCGCCGCCTTCGCATCATCCGCGCCGGCATCCTGCATTCATGCAGTACTCTACCGAGGCCAGCGCTGGTGCAGATCATCGATCACGAAGGCATGGCTGTGGCGGACTGCGCCTGTGGGATCCGGGCTCACATCACCCAGATGCGCATGCCCAGGCGGAAGCCGATCGTGGATATGCTCGACCTCCTCCGCATCGTCCCTCGGCCACAGCACAATGGCCGCGACCAGCCCCATGGCGCCCAGCACCGCCAGAATCAGGAAAGTGGCCGGCATCCCCGCCACGGCCCCGAGGCGCCCCGCCACTGGATAGGCGATCAACCAGCAGGCATGGCTGAGCGCGAACTGCGCAGCAAACAGCGCAGGCCGATCGCCGGCATGGGCCGAGCGCCGCAGCAGGCGCCCGCTTGGCGTCAGCACCAGGCCGTTGCCGAAGCCGAGCAGCATCCACAGCGGCAGCAACATCGACCAACTCGGCACCAGCAGCCCGAGTAGCAGACCAGCGACAAGCAGCCCGGCACCGGCCATCATGGCTGTGCGGTCGGTCATCACGCCATCCAGCAGCCGCGGCACGGCGAGTGCCGCCACCATTGACCCTGCGCCATAGGCTGCAAGCGTCCAGCCCAATTCCGCCGCACCCAGGCCGAAGCCCGCGCGCACCAGCACCACCGTGTTCACGATCACCATCGCGCCGGCCGCGGCGACCGTGACGTTCAGTGCCAGCAACCCGCGTAACCGCGGCGTGGCGAGGTAGATGCGCGCACCGCGGGTGATGCGGCCCCAGGCACCCTCCTGCGTCGCCGGCGGCTTGGGCGAGGGCAGTGCCACGGTCAGCACCAGGGCGGCCGAAGCCAGGAAGCCCAACGCATTCCCTGCGAACAGCCAGTGAAAGCCAACGAGCCCGAGCAGGGCCGCGGCGATCGCCGGGCTCGCCAGCGCCTCCACGTCATAGGCCAGGCGCGAAAGGGACAGCGCCTTGGTGTAGTCCGCCTCGTCCGGAAGGATATCGGGGATGGTGGCCTGAAAGGTCGGCGTGAAAGCGGCCGATCCGGTTTGCAGCACGAAGATCAGCACATAGACCTGCCAGATCTCAGTCACGAAGGGCAGCGTCAGCGCGACCGCCGCCCGCAGCACATCGAGCGCCACCAGCAGGCTGCGGCGGGGCACCAGATGCACGAAGGCGCCCGCGATAGGAGCGATGCCAACGTAGGCCACCATCTTGATGGCCAAGGCCGTGCCCAGCACCGCTCCGGCATTCGCCCCCGCCACATCGAAGGCCAGCAGCCCGAGCGCCACTGTTGCCAGGCCAGTCCCGAGCAGGGACAGCACTTGCGCCGCGAACAGGTGGCGATAGGTCAGGTTGGCAAGCGGGCTGAGCATGCGACTTCCTATTACGCGAAACTCAATCCAACCGTGTCGTTCGCAGCCGGAGCGCATTACCCACCACGCTTACCGAGGACAGCGCCATCGCCGCTGCCGCGATGATGGGCGACAGCAGAATCCCAAACATCGGGTACAGCACGCCCGCGGCGATCGGCACGCCGGCCGCGTTGTAGGCAAAGGCGAAGAACAGGTTCTGCCGGATATTGCCCATCACCGCTTCGGAAAGCCGCCGCGCCCGCACAATCCCCATCAGGTCGCCGCCAAGCAGCGTAATTCCCGCGCTCTCGATCGCCACGGCCGTGCCGGTGCCCATGGCGATGCCAACCTCGGCTGCCGCCAGTGCCGGCGCGTCGTTCACGCCATCGCCCGCCATCGCCACACGTCGTCCCTCGGCCTTCAGCCTTTCGACGATGCGTTGCTTGTCCGCAGGCAGGACCTCCGCTTCAACTTCGGTGATGCCGAGCCGCCGCGCCACGGCCTCGGCCGTCGTGCGGTTGTCGCCTGTCAACATCACCACCCGCACACCCTCCTTGGCGAGGCCCGCGAGTGCTGCCGCCGTCGTCTCCTTCACCGGGTCGGCCACCGCGACGATCCCGAAGGCGCTCCCATCCACCGCGACAAAGAACACCGTCGCACCATCACCACGCAGACGCTCGGCCTCCGCCGACAGGGCGCCGACATCCACCTTGGCCTCATCCATGAGCCGGGCGTTGCCGACGGTGACCTGGCGTCCCTCGACCGTGCCGGTCACGCCACGTCCGATGGGCGCATCGAAGCCCTCGACCGTAGGCACGACGATGCCGCGCTTTTCCGCCGCCCGCACCACGGCTTCGGCCAGGGGATGCTGGCTGGGCCGTTCCAACCCCGCTGCCAGCCGCAGCACCTCCTCCTCGGCCACGCCTGCTGCCGGGACCACTGCGACCACGTCCGGCCGGCCCTGGGTGAGCGTGCCCGTCTTGTCCACGACGAGCGTGTCGATCCGCTCCATGCGCTCAAGCGCCTCGGCATTCTTGATCAACACCCCGGCCTGCGCGCCGCGGCCCACGCCCACCATGATGGACATCGGCGTCGCCAACCCGAGCGCACAGGGGCAGGCGATGATCAGCACCGTCACCGCCGCGACCAACGCGAAGGCCAGGCGCGGCTCAGGCCCCCAAATCGCCCATACCGCAAAGGCGATGATCGCGATCGCCACCACTGCGGGCACGAACCAACCCGCGACCTGATCCGCGAGGCGCTGAATCGGTGCGCGGGACCGTTGGGCGCCAGCGACCATGCGCACGATCTGCGCCAACACCGTGTCCTGGCCAACGCGATCGGCGCGCATGATGAAGCTGCCTTGACCGTTCAGCGTGCCGCCAACGACCTGATCGCCCACCCCCTTCGTGACCGGCACCGCCTCACCCGTCACCAGGCTTTCATCGACGTTCGACGAGCCCTCCAGCACCGCGCCGTCCAGTGGCACCTTATCGCCGGGCCGAACGCGCAAACGATCGCCGACCATGATGGCGGCCAGCGGGACCTCCTCGTCCGATCCATCGTCCCGCAGCCGTCTCGCCTGGGCCGGCGCAAGGTCAAGCAGCGCCCGGATGGCGCCGCCCGTCTGTTCGCGCGCCCGCAATTCGAGCACCTGTCCGAGCAGCACCAGCACGACGATCACCGCAGCGGCCTCGAAGTAGACCGCGACCGAGCCGTCGGCCGCGCGGAAGGCGGACGGGAAAATGCCCGGGGCGAGGGTGGCCACGACGCTGAACACCCAGGCGACGCCAGTGCCGAGCGCGATCAAGGTGAACATGTTGAGGCTGCGGTTCACCAGGCTCTGCCAGCCACGGACGAAGAACGGCCAGCCCGCCCAGAGCACCACGGGGGTCGCCAGC